GTCACTTGAGCGTTGCCCGAAGCCTCAAGGACTTCGATACAGCCGCCGATCACCATCGTATCTGCAGGCAGATCGATCATCTTGACGATATCAGCACCAGCAAGCGAGGTGTTGTCCACCGCATCATAGACCGGAGAGGTGATGACGTACGGACGGGGCATGTTGCCCGGATGTCCAGTGGTGCCACCGCCGGTGATAGTACGATCGTAAGTAGCCATTACTCAGTCCTCCCTACTAGTCTAAGCTAACAACGGCGCGGACAATGGCTTCCGGACGCAGAACTTTACGACCAAAGACATGGAGACCGCGAACGATGTCGCTGAAGGTTTCAGTTGAACGGACAACCTCAGTCTTCGCAATGTGCGAAGCAGTAGCCGTTGAGGACATGTGACCACCAAGAAGAACATTCTCAGTGCCGTCCGTAGCGAGGCCAGTCAGCGTTACCTGATCCGTGCCGCCGTTCGATACGAGAGCAGTGGACTTGTAGCACTGGAAACCAGCAATGTTGCCCAGCGACACAAGACCGTTACGCAGCGGGGAAGTCGCATCGCCCGTAACTTGGACTTCTGCAAACTTCGCACCGGCTGAAAAGAGGTGCTTGTAGAATGCTGGAGGTGCGACGAACCAGCGGTTTTCTTCCGGAACCGACTGATTGTCCAGAGACTCTGCCATCTTGAGCATGGTGTTGACAGCAGTGTCGCCCGGAGTGGTTGCACCACCGATGTCCAGAGCGGAACCGAGAGTACCGATTCCAGAAATCTGTGCAGTGGTCGCACCCGACTCACCGGTGAGACCGGCGTCAGTTGCCATCTGATCAAGGATGTTAGCATCGTATCTGCGCTTCAAAGCAAACGCACCAGAAGAGGTGGAGAGTGCTTCGAAGTTGACGTGAGACTGACGCTCTTCGATGTCGTCA